TCGAACATTGTTTGATCTTATAGATAAGCAGAAGGACTTCAACGTTAATTGGCGGATTTCTCCAAAGTCCGAGATGAAAGCTTCTTGGACGAAGGCGTTTGAGCCCTTCGAGTACGATAAATGGTTTAATAAGCATCGTATTTTCGAGGTTCCAGAGGATATTTTCATTTATGCTGAACGCCTTCTTTTGGTGATTCGTAAGATGGTTGAGAACATGACTCGTATTAAAATCGGTCATAAATGGCCTCGCGGAGGAGCAGATTTCCTCTTTCGTGGTTTGAAAATTGACGGAGTTTTTGGTGATGGTGATTTTGATAAGTTTGACCAGTCCATACATTCGTTTTTTGTTAATCTGTTCTATTCTTCTCTCACGATTTATTATGGCCCAGGACCTGATCGTGAGCGGATGGTTTGGCTTGCAGAACAATTGGCTAGGAATGTAGTTTCTCGAATTACTTTGTTGTATCAGGACATTTGGGTCGAGAACATTGGTGGAATCCCATCTGGGGCATTTTGTACTTCGAATTGTGGTTCTTGGATTCTTCATTTACTTTATTGCCTCTTCCTCGTTTGTGTGATGTCGGATCTTGCTAAGATTCGCAAACGTTCTGTCCTTGTTCGCCTTGAGAATTGTATTAATGACGGGTCTGTTTGGATAATTGTTTATGGAGATGATCATAATCTCCATTCACCCTCAGATCTGGTCCACCTTGTTGGAGAGCAGGCGTTTGCCTCTTGGTGTTCAGCTGTCTGGAGTATGCGCGTAAGAGATCTTCGTAACGACGTTCCTCTACTGTCGAAGGTCTCTAATGGAGAGGTTGTTTCTAAAGGGTTAGTTTTTCTCAAGCAGTATTTTGTTCCCTGTACTCTGTCTATTCCAAATCCTCCGTCTATGGTTCCATTTCGGGCGAAGTCTGATGTCTGTTGGAAAGCAGTTTGGGGCCGTTCCGGTGTTCCGCGAGAGTTACCAGAGGTCATTCTCTCTACTCTAGGTGTTGCGTATACTCTTATGGGTGTTAATGATGCGGCTCACGCGTGGCTTCAGTTCTTTTATGATGCCTTAACGTCCGCTTTGCCAGCTGAGAAACTTGATCAACAGTTGAAAGACCGAATGGAGTCCTTTGATTTCAGAAGGTATTATCAGTATGGTTTGAACCGCGACACCATACTTGCCGGATTTCCTGATATTAATGTTCTCCAACGAGCTAATTCGGTTGACCTCTCTTATCACGTTCCGAATCGAATGCCTGAGTATGATGATATTTCTGATTATCGAATTTAAGAAAAC